CTAAAGGCAGCTTTACAGCGGCTTTCCGAGGCATACGGCACAGCGTGAAAATAAACGATTGACATCGGGGACAGATAATTGCATGTTTTCGTCATCATCTGAATAGCGCGCTCGGCAGGTCACTTCCTTCCGGGCGCTTTCTTTATGGGCGCATGGCATCTGATGAGCATTCGACTCCGGTGTTTGCCGCCCCTCGTGGCTCGCCAGGCGCCGTTGATCGCCACCAACCCGGCGAAGGTCACTGATCCACACTACCTGACGCCGCAGCATCGGGAATGGCGCTCTGTAGTCGTCGCCCGCTCCGGAGAGCGGTGCCAAGGGCCAGCATGTGTCGGCACAGCGGCCGGTGGTCGCCTGTTCGCCGACCACATCCGCGAGCTGCGCGACGGCGGTGCGCCGTTCGACCCTGCCAATGGCCAAGCCCTCTGTGGGGCCTGTCACACCCGGAAAACGCTCGCGAGTCGAGCCAGCCGGATGGCCCAGCCGACCTGATCGTCGGAAAGCGTCGGAAAACGTCGTGAAACGTATTTTATACGTCGTGAAACGCATGACTGCCACCTAAGACCCGCGTCCAACGCGGGAGACCCCGGGGTGGTCCAAACTGTGGACCGATTGGGGGGTATACCGCTTGGGGCTCATTCAGAGGTTTTTTTATGGTGCACGATTTCGACCGGGAGGACGACGCGGTGTTGGTCGAAAAGCGAGGACGGCCGGCGCACGAAATAACGCCTGAAAATCAGCGGAAGGTGGAACTGCTCCGAGCGATTAACCAAAACAACGAGCAGATCGCCGCGGCGATCGGTATTTCTGAGCAGACCTTGCGCAGAAAATATTTGCCGCAGCTCAAACAAGGCCGCGCTCGAATTCTTGCTGAACTAGTCGACCGCCTTTGGGCTGAGGCGGACAGGGGCAGCGTGGCTGCAATCAGGGAGTTGTCGCGCCAGATTGAGCGATCTGAGAGTTCCGGCAACGCCATAGTCCCGCCAAAAATGCAAAAGGTGGGAAAGAAAATCCAAGCGAAGATAGACGCCGCGAAGCCTGACCGCGCCACTTCAATGGGCGAACTGATGGCCCGCCGCGCCGCCGGAATCCGGGCGAACTGATGGCGTCTTGGGATTTGGCGTGTCCAGATTGGCAAGACCGAATTCGTCGCGGCCGCAGCCTGGTTCCGGACCTTCCGCTCTTCAGCGCGGAAGCAGAACTAGCGGTGAAGTTTTTCGACAGCCTGCGCCTGCCTGATGTCCCTGGAACGCCGCTTTTGCGGGATGCAGCCGGCGACTGGTTCCGCGACATCGTCGCGGCCCTCTTTGGCAGCCGAGACCCGAAGACAAACGTTCGCCACATCAGGGAGTTGTTCACGTTGGTTCCAAAGGGGAACTCAAAAACGACCTACGGCGCTGGCATCATGGTCACTGCGCTGCTGATGAACGCTAGGCCTCGTGCTGAATACCTTATCATCGGCCCGACGCATGCAATCGCTGATTTAGCGTTCAGCCAGGCTGCTGGCATGATTGAGTTGGATGCCGAGCTGATCAAGCGTTTTCAAGTTCGCAGCCACCTCAAAGAGATTGTCGACCGCGTCACTAATGCCAAGCTCAAGGTCAAGACGTTCGACCTCGACATATTGACCGGCCCGCGCCCTGTGGGCGTTCTGCTGGATGAAATCCATCTTCTCGGCAAATCACCGCACGCCAGCAAGGTTTTTCGCCAGCTTCGCGGCGGTCTGGAAAAATCGACCGAGGGCTTCCTCGCGATGATCACCACACAATCGGATCAGCCACCGACTGGGGCCTTCCGTGATGAACTGAACATGGCCCGCGCCGTGCGGGATGGTCGCTTTGACGGCCGCGTCCTGCCGGTGCTCTACGAATTCCCTGACGACATCGCCCAGGCGGAAGTGGGCGAGATCCCGAAATGGTACAATCCCACGACCTGGTCAATGGTGATGCCAAACCTCGGGCGTTCGCTCCAGCTTGATAGCCTGATCAAGGACTGGCAAGCCGAACGGATGAAGGGTGACCATGCGATCCAGATCTGGGCCTCGCAGCACCTGAACATCGAGATCGGCCTCGGCCTCAAGATCGACCGCTGGCGCGGCGCGGACCACTGGATCAAGGCCGTCGAGCCGGGTCTCTCCCTCCGCGGCCTGATTGAGCAGTCCGAGGTCATCACTATCGGCATTGACGGAGGTGGGCTTGACGACATGCTTGGCCTGGCCGTCATTGGTCGCGAAACGGGCACCAAGCGCTGGCTTCACTGGGGAAAGGCTTGGCTGCATCGGCTGGTGCTGGAGGAGCGGCGCAAGGGCGAGGCTTCCACTTTCGAAGGCTTTGCCGCTGATGGCGACCTGGTGATTAGCGACGATATGGAAATTGCGATCGCCGACCTCGCAGAGATCGTCGGCGAGATCGAAGAAAGCGGACTGCTCGCCGCCGTCGGCCTCGACCCCATGGGCGTCGGCGCGATCGTCGATGCTCTGGCCGAGAAGAAGATCGCTGGCGCAGATCGCGTTGTCGGCATCTCGCAGGGCTGGACGCTCAACGGGGCGATCAAGACGACGGAGATCAAGCTGGCCAACCGAACCTTCGTTCACTGTGGCCAGCCGCTCCTATCTTACGCTTTAGGAAACGCCAAGGCTGAGCCGAAAGGCAATGCAATTGTGATCACCAAGCAGGCTGCCGGCGCCGGCAAGATTGATCCACTGATGGCCCTGTTCGATGCGGTGGCGCTGATGAGCCGCAATCCTGAGCCACTGAGCGCCGTGATCGAAAAAGGATACGAGCTATTATGAGGCCTCTGAAGGACCGGATTGAGCCGCGCCTATCAGTGCAGAATCAGCAGACGGTCACAAGCTCCGATCCCCGCATCATGGAAATCTTCGGGGCGCCGCAAACGGCCTCCGGGATGCAAGTCAGCGAAACCAGCTCCATGCGGGTGTCGGCAGTTTACGCCTGCGTCCGGATTATCGCCGGTGCTATCGCGTCCATGCCTCTCGACATTTACCGCCGGATGGCTGGCGGAACACGTCAGCGGATCAACGAAAGCCATAATCTCTGGTGGTTGCTCAACGAGCAGCCGCACGTGCGCTGGACCGCCTCCGCCATGTGGAAATGGCTGATTAAGTCCGAATTGCTGCGCGGCGACGGCTATTGTTGGATTCAGCGGGATCGGGCTGGTCAGCCGATCGAACTGCTTCCGCTCTGGCCGTACACGGTCACGGTGGAACTGCGTGCAGGTCGTTTGGCCTACTTTTTTGTTGACCCAGATGGCCAGCGCCGCGGTGTCGATCAGGACGACATGATCCACATTCCGGGGTTCGGATACGACGGCATCCGCGGCATGTCGGCGATTCAGTGGGGCGCCAGAAACGGAATCGGCATCGCCCTCGCGACAGATGACTTCTCGGGTCGGTTCTTCGGTGCTGGCGCCATGGTGAGACACGTGCTCAAGACCAACGGAAAAATGGCAAAAGGGCAAGTCGACGAGCTGCGCCAGCAGTTCGAAGATCGTTATGCCGGCCTCGACAACGCCTATCGCCCGATGGTGCTCACAGAGGGCATGGACGTCAAAGAATTGTCGATGTCCGCCGCGGACAGCCAGCTTCTGGAGGCGCGCAAATTCCAGGTCATCGACATCGCTCGGTCGTTTGGCGTGCCGGGCTTCATGATCGGCGCGAACGAGAACACCACTTCCTGGGGATCTGGCGTTGAACATATGAGCCTCGGGTTTGTGAAATACACGCTGCAAGAGCGGCTGACGACGATCGAGCAGGAGTTGAACCGAAAACTGTTCCGAACGGCCGGAACATTGGTCAAATTCAACGTCGACGAACTCCTCCGCGGCGATAGCGCTGCCCGAGCAAAATTCCTACGCGAGCTGGTCGGCGGAAGCCAAGGTCCCGGCATCATCAGCGCGGATGAGGCTCGCCTCACAGAGGGTTTCGCACCGATGGGCGGCGCCTCAGCCGAACTTTATGACCCTCGCACAGCCCCAGGAGGCCCCGCCAATGCCACGTAATCGCCTGCGTCAACTGATCGCTCAGAACAACGGCGCAGGCACTCCGATCCAGGCCCGCCGCAACCAGGCAGCCCCTGGCATCGAGGTGCTGATTTATGACGTGATCGACGCCTCTTGGGGAGTTTCGGCGCAGGGTTTTGCAAAAGCTATCGCTGGCGCCGGCGCTGAGCCTCTCACGATCCGCGTCAACTCCCCAGGCGGCGACGTGTTCGAGGGCCGCGCCATCGCCTCGCTCATCCGCGCACACCAAGGGCCCACAGCGGTGATCGTCGACGGCCTGGCTGCCAGCGCCGCCAGCACCATCGCCGTCTCGGCTAACTCTCTCTCTATGGCGATCGGCAGCTTCCTGATGATCCACCAGTCGTGGGCCCTCGCGATGGATAATGCGCCCGGATTGCGCGCATTGGCTGATCTACTCGAAAAAGTCGATAGCCAGATCGCGGCTGATTACGCCGCTAAGGCCTCAGTCGGCCAGCAGCAAGCGCTTGACTGGATGGCGGCGGAGACTTGGTTTACCGCCGAGGAAGCCGTCGCAGCGGGCCTCGCTGACGCCGTGCTGGCTGCCGATGCACAGCTTCGAGCCCACAATCTGGCTGCATATGACCGGGTCCCACAAGCGCTAGCCGATCAAATCGCGGCACTGCAGAGGCCCGATCAGGAGCAGCCTGACCAGGCCGCGCTCCGCGCTGCCGCCGAGCGCCGTCTTCGCCTCTACGAGCGGACCGCAGCTTAACCCGCCTCCCACGTCACCAAACAAGGAGCCTACTATGTCCATCCAAACCCTGCGGGAGCGGGCGACCGTCCTCCGCGCCGACGCAAAGAAACTGCTCGACGATCATCCTGCTGGTAAATGGGATACGTCCGCGCAGGCCACCTACGACGCTCTGACGAACGAACTCGATTCCGTCGAGAACCAGACCAAAAATTACCAGCGCCTCCTCGATATCGACGCCGACGCGAAGCTCGAAAATGCGACGACAGAGCGGACCGCGCGCAATAAGCGCGACCTGCCGGAAAACCATCCGGGCCGCATCTTCGACACCTGGCTGCGCGAAGGCGAGAAAGCGATCACGGCAGAGCAGTGGGCCGTGGTGCGAAACACGATGTCGACGACCACGGGCAGCGAAGGCGGTTATACCGTGCCGTCGCTGATTTCCTCGCGGATTATCGACGCGATGAAAGCCTATGGGACCATGCGCAAGGTCTCCCAGATCATCCCGACTGCTGACGGCAAACCGCTCTCGTTCCCGACCTCTGACGGCACCGGCGAAGTCGGCGAATGGATCGCGCAGAATACGACGGCGACCGCTGCCGATCCGACCTTCGGAACTGTCAGCCTGAACGTGTTCAAAGCATCCTCCAAGGTCGTCGCGGTTCCGATCGAGTTGCTGCAGGACAGCGTGATCGACATCGAGGCCTTCGTTGCGAAGCGCCTTGGCCAGCGCCTCGGTCGTATCGCAAACACCGGCTACACGGTCGGCACCGGAACCGCGCAGCCCGACGGCATTGTCCCCAAAGCCACCGCCGGCAAAGTGGGCACGACAGGCCAGACGCTGACGATCATTTATGACGACCTGGTCGATCTGGTGCATGCGCTGGATCCGGCCTATCGCGACAGCGCGACCTGCTCGTTCATGACATCTGATAGTCTGCTGAAGGTGATGCGGAAAATCAAGGACACCGCCGGCCGTCCGATCTGGACGCCCAGCTACGACGGCGGCTTGCGGATTGGCATGAACGCCACGCCAGAGTCTGCGAATGCGCAGGACATGTCGGGCGGTGGCTTCGCCAATCAGAACACGCCGCAGATCTTCGACTACCTGCTTGGCTATCCGGTCTGGGTCAACAACGACATCGTCGCGCCGGCGGCTAGTGCGAAATCAATGGTGTTCGGCGATCTCAGCCAGTACGCCATCCGCGATGCCATGGACCTGTTGATGTTCCGCTTCACCGACAGCGCTTATGCCAAGCTCGGCCAGGTCGGATTCTTGGCGTGGATGCGTACTGGCGGCAACCTGCTCGATACGGCAGCTGTGAAATACTACCAGCACAGCGCGACCTAGTGGCTCGGCGTCCAGCAGGAGCGTTCAAAGGCGCTCCTGCTATCGCTTCACCATCATCCGCATTCGAGGAGATCCCACTCATGACCATAAAGGTTCGCATCCTGGTCGACACCTACATCGCCGAGAAGGCGTATCGCTGTAATGACGTCGCCGAAATCGACGACGTCAGTGCGAGCGATGCAATCGCCTCTGGCTGGGCAGACCCTGCGCCCGAGGCGATTGCGTACGCCGAAAGCATTGCAACGCAGCCGGAGTAGCGCCAAATGCTCACGACCGCCGCGAACGTGATCGACGAACTGCAGATTGACAGCAGCCGTGTCACGTTCATTAACAGACTGATCCTTCAGGCTGGCGCGGCGATCGAGCGGCACTGTGACCGCAGTTTTGCCCGGGCGACGACCACTGAGGTCATGACAGTTCGTCGTACCGTCCGGTCAGACCTGCGGCTTGTCCTCCCCCGTAAACCGCTGATTTCGGTCGCTCTGATCACCTATATGGACAGTGGGATCACCGTCTCGTCGGCGACGTATTCGACCGAGGACAGTGCAAACGCGACACTCTATCGAGCGGATGGTTGGTCAGGGCAGCCGTCTTATTTTCCGACGTCATCTGAGTTCTGGAATGATCGCCAGCCGATCGAGACCCGATATGCAGTCACGTATACAGCGGGATATGACCAAGCGGACGCGATACCGGGATCTCCAGCGTCCCCGATCCCGGCTGACCTCGAGCGCGCCTGTATTGATACGGTCAAAGACTACTGGTTTGCGTCCGCCCGCGACCCCAGGCTGAAACTCGAAGAGATCGTAGGCATCGGCCGGCAAGATTACTGGGTCGGAACACGACCAGACGGATCTGAAGGAGCGCTTGCCGCAAGCGTCATTGGTCTGCTCTCGTCATATTGCCGGTTTGCCATCTGATGTCGTTGATCGACGCCGCGATCCGAATGACTTCGGCATACGGTCAGCCGATGACGCTCCGGCGGATCGCGACTGGCGTGGCACCCATTGATGTGGCGGTCTTTGGCTTCATATCTGGCGCAAGTTCGGCAGATCCGGCGCCTGGCGTTCAGCAGCAGCAGCGTGAAATCAGGATATCGAACCGAGAAATCGCCGAGACCTCTTGGCCAGGTCCTCCCAGGATCAATGACAGGATCACGGTCGGTTCGGCCTCATATACGATCGAAGTGGTCGATACTCGCCCGATCGGCGGGGTTGTCGCTCTCCACATCATGACCGTGCGAGGCGCATGAAATGGCCAGCGATATCGCATTTTCCGCCATTCGCGCATATTTAGCAGCGAATTGGTCTGGTTGTCCGCTCAGTTGGGAAAATGAGACCTTCACGCCGCCTAGCTTGGTCGAGGCCCCAGGCGCGCCAGCCAACTGGGCAGCAGTGACAATCACCGGAACCATTTACGACCAGGCTTCGATCGGCACGGGAGCTAGTCCAGGTGAACGATGGATCGAGGAGGGTGCAATCATGATCGATTGTTTTGTGCAATCTGGCACTGGATCGCTAGTGGCGCGCCAGACTGCGACCGCGCTCGCAAACCTTCTTCGCGGCCAGATCCTGACCGGCGCAATCCGAATGCAGAACATGAGCATCGGGGACGGTGCTGCAGGCCTCGACAATGGCGATTGGTGGGGTCTCACACTGCGGATCGATTGGCTCCGCGGCTAAGCCTGGCCTCCGCCGACCCATAACCTCAATTACGGAGACTTAATCGATGGACAGCAACCGGCTGCGGGTGGCGCTCATCCGCGAGACAACGTTGGGAACTCTGCCGGCAACTCCGCGCATGCGAACCGCACGCATCACGGCAGAGAGCCTCAAATACGTCCCGAAATTCTTCACGCCGGGTGAAATCCGAGCGGACCGGATGTCGGCGGATCCGACGAAGGTCAATGAAGAAAACAGCGGCGGTTTGAATTTCGAATTCAGCTTCCCGACCGACAATACTTTCCTCTCTGAACTCATTCAGTCTGGTTTTTTTGCTACCTGGACGAACGCGCCGTTCCGCGACAATGACGGAACCGCCTCGAGCGCCATAACCGCAGTCACAACCACGACCAACGTCGTCACTGTCACGTCCGGCGCTGCCTTCGCAGTCGGCCAGCTCGTGCGCACGACGGGGTTTGCGCTGGCCGCCAACAATGGCGTCAACCGCGTGTCCACGGGGGGCACAACCTCATTCACCTGCACGGGTGCCGCGTACGCCACTGAGGCTGCGCCTGCTGCGGCGGCTCGTGTCAAAGTCGTTGGGTTTCAGGGAGCCAGTGCAGACATCACAGCGTCCGCCACTGGCTTGGGCGCGACAACGTTGAATTTCACCACTTTGGGCCTGGCCATCGGTCAATGGGTCAAGGTGGGCGGAACCGCGGCTGGGAGCAAGTTCGCCACCGCTGCAAACAACGATTGGATCCGGATCACGGCGATCGCGGCAACATCTCTGACCTGCGACAATCTGCCATCTGGCTGGACCATCGACACCGGCACTGCCAAGACAATCTCAGTTTTCTTCGGCGACTATCTCCGCAATGGCACGACGATCACCTCTATGTCGATCGAGCGCGGTCATCTCGACCAAGTGACGCCGACGTTTCTGCTGCAGAAGGGCATGGTGGTCGACCAGTTCAGCCAGTCCCTCACGACCGAACAGCCGATCACCGGCAGCGTCAATCTGATCGGGATGTCTGGATCCATTGGCACCGTCGCCAATGGCACCACATACGACGCGGCGACAACTAATGTCGTGATGACCGCGAACGTTTCAGTCGGACGCATCGCCGAAGCCGGCGCGACCATCGTTTCGCCGAACTGGGCTAAGGCACTGAATTTCCAGGTTGCTAACAACGTCCGGATGATCACGGCTGTAGGGACCGTCGGCGCGGCGGCTCTCGGAGCCGGTGAGTTCGGCTGCACCGGCACGCTCGAGACTTACTTCGGCTCGAGCGCGCTGCTGGCGAAGCTGATGGCCGGCACAGTCTCGAGCCTCTCAGCCAGGGTGGCGATCAACTCCCAGGCCGTAGTCTGGACCTTCCCTCGCGTCACTTTCACCGACGGCAGCCCAAATGCCGGTGGGAAAAACCAAGATGTGACGCTGCCGCTCGCATGGACCACATCGTTTGACTCGACGACGGCCTGTGAGGCCCAGGCCGACCGCTTCGAATATTACGAAGCCTGATCGGAGCCGACCCTGCGGGGTCGGATTCCCGGCGTTTTGCAATCCCTCCAGGAGTTTTTATGGCTGAAATCAGCGCTTTTAAACGCGACGCCAACGCCATGCGCGACGGCGAATGGATCGACCCCGGTGCAGAATACGGCGGTATCGAGATACGCTGTCGTGCGTTGGGTTACGCCTATCTCGATGCCGTCGCGGCCGGCCGCAAGCGAGCAGGACGCGAGGCCGGCGGCGAGGAGCGCATCCGCTCTGAGACCCTGGCCATGATCAACGTCGAGGCGATGATCGCAACCGCTCTGATCGATGTTCGCGGACTCAACGAGTCAAACGCACCGGTCACGTTTGAGCGTTTCTGTGACCTCGTGCGTGATCCAGCGTACGGCGAACTGACTGCCGTCGCGTTCGGTGCCTGCGGCCAAGTTGGCCGGCAGAAGGCCGCGGCGATGGAGGACGCGCAGGGAAACTCCGGAAGTGTCTCCGCGCGCACTTAGAGCGGAGGCCCGAGACTGCTGAGTGGCTCGCCCGCGTCGCTGAGCTTGATCCCTCGGCGGCCAGCGCAGCCCATGCGGTCATGGGCGACGAGGTCGCGACGCCCGCGCCGTGGCTGACGTGGATATGGCGGGCCTGGCATCGGCTACACCAGGATCGGCCGCTGCACGGAGGTGGAATGTCCGCTCCGGTGCCTGGCGCGATCGCCTGGCGCGACATCGTTCTTTGGCACGACCGCCATGGAGGAGGTCTCGAAATGCTCGAATTCGGGATCAGCCAGATGGATATCGAGTTTATAGACTGGCACCGGACGCAACGGGAGAAGAGTTAATGGCTTTTGTCCGTCGTTCGGTTTCCATCCAGATCTCTAGCCTGGTGAAGCCAGCCGATATGGGTCGGTTGTTTGCAACCAAAGCGCGCGAAGGTCGTGACGCATTAATCGCCGCTGGCCGGGCTCCTGCGATGTACGAGACTTTCGTCGACGGCCTCGCCGGTGCGGTTGAGGAGACGGTGAAGGTGCCAGGCGGTGTCATTCTGTACCGCTTCAACGTGCTCGGGGAGGCTGCTGCATACGCAATGGCCTTTGCGCAGGGTCGCTCGCCGGTTCGTGCCGGCAAATATCGGGCCTCCTGGGTCGTGCTGGTCGAAGGGCGTCTTTGGACTGCCGGCCTGCGCAGCATCCCCGCCGGCATCACCGTCGCGGTCACCAACACGGCGCCATATCATCGGAAGATTGACGTTGGCGGACAGCGCGGCATTGGCCAGAAGATCGTCGAGGAAACCCGGCAGGCTACACAGCGGCGCTTTCCGATCCTCCAAGTCGAACGCCAGTTTTGGAGCATCCCCAACGGATACATTCTGAAAGGTCGGCACCATACGCGCCCATCTGTGCGCGCGCATCGCACGCGGGTCGATCGTATGCCGGGCCAGCCTTTGACTTATCCGACCATCGTCATATCGGTAAAACGCTGATGGCGCTCGATGTTGAAACCCTGCGGTTCACAGCCGTTTTCGAGGATGGCGCCAGCGCAGGCCTAGCTGCGGCCACGAAGCGCACGGATGACCTCGCGACTGCAACCGCCGCTGTCGATACGGTGGCCACGCGCACGGGAAAGACGTACGAGGCCGTGAACCGTCGTCTCGACGAACAAGCAGTCCTGACGGCCAAAGTCATAAAAATCAATCGCGACCATGAGCAATCCGTGCAGGCGATCAATCGCGCCCTCGAGGTCGGCCGAGTTGATCAGGAGCAGTCGATCGAGCAGACACGTCGCGCAGGGTTAGTGCGAGATCAGGACCTACAGAAGGCGCGAGACAGCGCCGCGGCGATGGCCGAGCGATTCGGCGTTGCGGGTGCCGCAGTCGCTCAGGCTGGTGTCAGCGCCGGTGCATCGGCTTTCGCCATGCGCCAGCTAGGCGTGCAGTCGATGCAGGCGGCTTCGTCGATCGCCAGTGGCCAGCCGATCTTCACAACGCTGGTGCAGCAGGGGCATCAGGTCGTTGACGTGATGCTGTCGACCGGCACCGGGTTTAGTCTTGTCGGACAGGCCGCAAAGTCGGTTGCGGCTGCGCTGCTGACGCCGACAGCGGCTGCTATCGCAGTCGGCGTCGCCTTTGCCGCAATTGTCATTCATGCGTCGGATCTTGACGCGCAGTCGCGCGCGCTCTCGATCAACCTCCGTGCTGTCGGACGCGACGGGGAAATTGCAGCGTCGGGGCTTCAATCTTATGTCCGCGTCCTGCAAAACGGAGGGATCGCGCGCAATGACGCGGTGAGCATCCTGTCGACCTTATCGCGCAACCCCGCTCTGGGATCAGCGCAGATCGGTCAGGTGGCAGGTTTGACGGCTGATACGGCGACTGCAGTTGGCACCGATCCTCAAACGGCTGCAAAACGGCTCGGCGATGCGGCAGGCGGATCCTATTCAGCGATCAAGAGCCTCGACGACGAGCTAAACATTCTGACCGCCGATCAGCGTGTCGCTGTGCGGGTGATGCTCGAGCATGGTCAGCGGACTGAAGCAGTCACACTAGTAATGGATCAACTCAACAAACAAGTAAAAGGGCTTGACCACGATGCACTAACTCCGATGACAGCATCGCTGCGTGAAATGTCGAACGCCTGGGGTTCATTTGCAGATGCTGTTGTAAAAAATGGTGCTGTAAAATGGTATCTAGATTATTTGGCTTCAGTTGTTAAAGGAACTACAAATATTGTTACGGCCACTGGGTCGTCGAACAGCGGATCCTCTGTCTCTCAACTGCAAGCCGATATGGCAAAGATCGAGACGCAGCTTAGTTCGCGAGACAGCTATGGCGATTTACAAATTACAGGTGCTGCCCGACAAATCCTAAGCGATCGAGTAACTGGCATGAGGAGCGAAATCCTCGGCCTGACGATGTCAAATCAATCATTCGCGGGATCGCCAAATGACGTGGGCGGATCGTACGTCGGGACATCTGGCTACGGGGAAAGCCAGCGGCAATCCAAAGAACTCCAGCCATCGCAGCAAGCTGTCGCGGATGCGCAGCGCTTGGCGAGGGCTGGTCCTGCTGGTCGCTCAACAGCTCAAGCTGAAATCGACGCAGAAAACATAATCCGCGACAAAGGCTTGACCGGCCTCGCGATGGAGGAACAGCGGCGTCTCTCACTCAAAAAGGTGATCATCGAGGAAGGCGCCGCGCGTCAAGAGGAAATGGACGTCATCCTCCGCCAGACCACAGCCGAGATGGCTCTGGTGCGAGCCAGCGACGAGGGCCGTGCATCGATGTTGCGCGCCCGGGCGCAGGCCGAGGCTCATGCGCAGGCCGCTACCAAGGGCGGCGTTGCTGAGGCTGCGCTCGCGGATGCGATCCTGAACCGCAACGCGGCGCAGGAGGCCTCGAAAGGCGCGCAGCAGCTGCTCGATATGAATGAGCAGATCGCGGCGACCGAGAAGCTGATCGTCGCCGAGAAGAGTGGCGATCGCGCGACCTATTACGCCACCCTCGATCAGAAGATCCGCGATGCGACTAAGTCGCTCGTTGCCAACCGGGATGCGGCGACAGATCCTAAGATCAAGGCAGCGCTGACGGCTGAGGTTGTTCTGATGGGTCAGAAGATCGAGAAGCAGCAACTCCTGAATGCTGATTCTGACGCCGCCAAGCAGATTCGCGCAGGTCAAGGGATGCTGTCCGATCTCAAAGCGGAGGGCGAACTGATCGGCGTCTCCGCGGAACAGCGCGAGCGCGAACTGGCGGCGCTCCGCACCATCCGCTCACTGATCTCCGGCGGGAAGGCCGCGGATGCCGACAGCCTCACTGACACGCAGAAGGCCCTTGTGGAGCAGTCGCGCACAATCGCGAGCGCGAACTATCAGCTACGCCAGCAGCAGTCTCTGTACGACGGCATCGCCCAGGCTGCCTCCCAGGCATTCGACCAGGTTGGAAGTGCCATCACGAATGCCTTCATCGGCGGTCAGCGGGCGGCAGTAAATTGGGGCAACGTGGCCCGCGGCGTGGCGACGTCGGTGATTCAGCAGATGCTCAAACTCAGTGTCGTCAACCCCCTCATGAACTCATTCACGGGCGGCTCTCTCCCGAGCCTTTCGATGTTTGGCGGTGGCGGTCTGTTTTCGATGGGCGAGTCCGCGCGCCCATCGGCTGATTTCGTCGGGCCGATGCCGGCTGACTCCGGTGTTGGCGGGCTCTTCTCGCAGGGGTCCGGCCTGTCAAACGCATTCAACGGCAGCCAAAGCGTGTTTTCCGGCGGCTCAATGATGGCCAGCCTAGGCGGGGCTGCTGCGGGGTTCGGGCTCGGCAACATGGCGTCAAGCCTTATGCGAACGGGGAACACGCAGCAAGGGATGGTCGGCTCGGGGCTCGGCGGGCTTGCAGGCGCGGCAATATTCGGCCCGATCGGCGGCGTCGTTGGCGGTCTCCTAGGAGGCATCGTCGGTTCGTTGTTTGGCCCAGGCAAGGCTCACCACGGGTGGTCTTATGACGTAACAACCGATTCCACGGGCATGCTCGGCGTTGATAATGCCCACATCGACTCGATTGCGAAAGAACAATATGCGGCCGACACCGCCGAGATGGCGAAGGTCAACGATTGGCTGAAAGCCAACGGCTTGAAGGCTTCAGGCTCGTATCAGGTTGGCGGCAATAACGCAGGCGTCATGCCTGGAAGTCTCGACACTGGGTTCAGCGCGCTCCGCTTCACGTCCACGGATGCCAAGTTCAATGGCCAGCTTGCCGGCCGCGAATTCTCCGACCCGACCAATTTGAACGACTTTCAGACCTTGGTGCAGCAAACGATACCCGCTTTGATCGGCGGCGACGGATCGATCAAGACGGCAATCGATGCACTCACCAAGACGTTCGAGGATGCCATCACCAAGGCAAAGGCGTTCGGCCTGGCCACCGACGACCTATCTGCGGCGCAGGCCAAGCAGACCCAGGCCGCACGGGATGCCATCGCCCTTGTCGTGTCGCAGGCTGAAACCGGCTATCAGTCTCGCCTCCTGGCCGCGACCGGACACACGGCCGAAGCGAATATCCTGAATTTCGATCTCCAGGCTTCCCAGCAGCGCGCTACTGCCGCCAAGCAGCTCACAGATGCGTTCGGCGACGCTTACGCCTCGACGACGGACTATGCGCGGATCCTGGGCGAGCTAAACACTGCCCTCGATGCTGAGCGTAAATCCGTCGTCGACGGCCCCCGATTGCAGGCAGCGTCGGCCGCGATGGGTGTCGTATCCTCGCTCAGGACCTTCGCTCAGGGACTATCGACCTCAGGCGCATCGCCGCTCTCGCCGCAGGCGCAGTTGCTGTCTGCACAGCGCCAGTTTGATGCAGTGGCTGGCAGTGCGATCCAAGGCGATGCCAGCAGCCTCAGCCAGGTGCAGAGTTATGCGACGAACCTGTTAACCGTATCGCGCAATGTGAACGGGTCCGGTCTTGCCTATGCCACTGATTTCTCCCACGTCGTGGATATGCTCAGTCAGGCGGCATCGCAGTCAGCTGACACACTCACCGCGTCGTTCCTCGCTGCGACAACCCAGAATCAGACCGACCAACTGGTCACCGCCATCGGGAACCTTCAAGATGAAGTGACAAAGCTGCGCACGGAGGTTGCACAGAATACCAGCGCGCCGGCGCGGGTCGCCGCATGACGGCCGGCACGGTTTATCTCGCGGAGGTTGATACTTATCTGCCAGCCGTTGTCACGGCAGGCGTCAGCCCTGGCCACGGAACCAGCCCGCGCGGTGTGCTGCCGGTCTCGGTCACGGCAGCGTCGGGAACCATATATGGCTCTGACACTGGCTATCGCTCGCGCTCTACCGACGCCGGCGGCGTCGTGTCATATCCACCGATCATCGAGCAGGCTTTTGCGATCGATCGTCGGATCAATCTCGATCCGGGAGCGTCAGCAGCAGCCGCGGCCTGGGGCACCATTTCGCTCAACAACACCGATGGCCGTTTCGATAGCCTGGTCGCTGCACAGAACTCGGACGGCCGCGAGGTCAGGATTTATTTTGGGACAAAGGCTTACGACCTGGCGCGCGGCTACTGGATTGACCCAACAAAGGCCAGCCTCACGACGGCATTCAAGGGGATCGCTCAGCCGTGGACGCTTGGCATCGAGACCCTCGATATTCCGCTGCGGGACGCGACGTATTGGCTTGAGCGGCCGATCTCTTCCAGTCTCTACACAGGCGCCGGAGGCCTCAATGGCGGCGCGGACCTGACCGGCAAGCCCTTACCCAAGGCGCGCGGCGGAACCTCGACATATCCGATCAGAAACGTGGCGCCCGTATTGGTCGATGCTACTGCGCTGATTTATCAGTATTCTGATGGCCCTGGCACCGTGCAAGCCCTCTACGAGGGCGCTGACCCAAACATCGTGTTCGACAGCAACACCACGAACCTTTACGTCGGATCGACGCCGTCGGGTAAATATCGCACCGACAACAGCCGCGGCCTGTTCCAGCTTGGCTCGACCGCAGTGCGCCAGATCACCGTCGACGTGACGGGCCAGTTCCCGACGGCGGGCGTGCAGACAACAGCATTCGCGATCGCGCGCTATCTGCTGACCGAGGATGCGGCGCTGCCCGCCTCTTATCTCGATACCAGCGCCTTCGCCACGCTCGACGCGGCCTATCCTTATGCCTCCGGCCTTTGGATCGGTCCTGATGACCAGGTCGACGGTGCGACGGCAGCAGCCTTTGTCATCGGCGGCTTCGGTGCCAAGCTATTTCCGAAGATCGACGGCACCTTGTCTGCGTTTGCGCTGCGAGCGCCATCGGGAACGCCGGCGATTTCGTTAAATACGGCGACAGTCATCTCGGTAATGCCGCGCGATTTACCCAAGATGCTATACCCACCACCCTTCCGCATCCGGGTGGGTTATCAGCGCGCCTGGGCGGTGCAGACATCGGGTCTCTCGCCACTCGCGACGGCTGCCCGACAATCCTTTGTTGCGAACCAGTGGCGCGTTAACGGCGCATCATCCACAGCGATTTTGACGGCGTATCGCCGACCCAATGATCCCGCAGTGATCGGTGGAGGCTTGCTCAATGGTGCTGACGCGACGACCGCTGCGACGGACATGCTGGCGCTGTGGGCCACCAGACGACGGCTCTACGACGTCACAATCCCTGTTCTGACAGGGCTGACGCTCGACCTCGGGAATCTTATCTCCCTGGCGTTCCCGCTCGACAACCTGCGCAACGGCGCCCTTGGCGTCATCGTCGGCGCGCAGCTCCGATCACAGGATTCTACCATCACATTTCAGGTGCTTGTCTGATGGCACGCTCTCTTTTTGGCTGGACGAACTATGCCTCGACCGGTGCGCTCTCTGCCGGATCCAATGCGGCCAACATGTCGGTCGCGTCTGGCTGGTCGTCCGATCAAGGCTCGTCGTCGACCGCCTGGCAGACCGTCACCGGCGTCGTGACCTCTGCCGACGGTGCCTATGCGCGGATCGACGCCGGCGCCGCCGTCACCTGGCGCGCCTTCGCCCTTGCGCGGACAAACCTCACCTCCGCCGCAACCGTCCGCTGGCGTGTGGGATCGGTCGCCGATATGTCGAGCGGGGTGATCTATGACAGCGGCACAGTCTCTGCCGGGATTGTCGCCGGTATTGGTCAATCAGTTGTTGTTGCTGCGACCGATCAGGTCGCGCGATATTGTCAGGTGGATATTAACGACGCTGCAAATCCTGATAGCTTTATCAATATCCCGCTCGCCTATGCTGGTCCGGTCTGGGTTCCAACGGTTGGCGCGGACTGGCAAAGTTCGTTCGGTCGGGATGACCGGATTGACGAGGTCGTCACTCTCGGGGGCCAGGAGTTCCCAATCGCCCGCTGGCTGCGTCGCCACTGGTCTCTCGCGTTGACCGCGATCTCTGCAGCCGAGGTCTGGGCCTCAGTGATGCCGCTCGATCAGGTGGCGCGGCGCAGTGGGAACGTTATCTACATCCCCGACACGGCATCGGCCGATATCGCCGCTGAGACAGTCCTGGGTCGCCTGAAACCGACCTCGGATCTGACATACACAGCCAGTAGCACGACGATGCGATCATATCGTGCGCAGATAACTGAGAGGCTATAACCGATGCTGCGGAATTATGTTGCCGAAACGTCAACGGCGCCGGGCACTTCGGCCACCATCAACCTTGCTGGAGCCATCACCGGTCGCCTCGCCTGGTCGTCTGTATTTGCCAATGGCGCAGCGTGTTTTTATTTCTTGAGCGACGGCTCGCAGACGGAGTGGGGCACTGGCGTATTTAATACAGGCGCTCCCAACTCACTTACGCGAACGACGGTCCTGGGGAATAGCGCGGGCACGACAGCGCGCCTCAATTTCACCACTACAACGACCGTTTACAATGAGGTGCCAGCCGAACGGGTGGTCTATCAAGACGCATCGACGAACGTGTCGCTTCCCAATAACCTCGCCGCGGCGGGGAACGCGACAATTACCGGATCGCTGACAGCATCATCGTTTGCTGGTGGCGGATCGCGAATGGTTGGCGAGATCGTTGATTGGGCCGGCATATCTCTGCCTGCACTGTATCTGTGGTGCGCTGGTCAGGCGGTCAGCCGCACAACGTATGCCGCGCTGTTCGCTGCACTCAGCACGACGTATGGCGCCGGTGACGGCTCGACGACATTCAACGTGCCTGACCGCCGCGGCCGAGCTTCGTTCGGTCGAGACAATATGAACGGAACTGCGGCAAACCGGTTAACCGCCGCGAACAGTGGCGTGACGGGCACTACGTTGGGCGCTGTCGGTGGCGACGAACGGCTGCCGACTCACACCCACGGCACGACAGAAACCCCGCACGGGCATCTAATCACCGACCCCGGCCATTCGCATAGCGTGACCGCACCGGCTGGAGTCGGTGTCACGGCGGGGGCTTATAGCTCCTGGTCGGGTAATGGCACGCAATCCATAACCACAGCCACAGCGTACACCGGCATCAACAACACCAATACCAACTCGACAGGGGTGTCAGTGAACAACGCAGGTTCCGGCACCGCAGCTAATATACCGCCAGCCTTCGTGACAAATTTTGTCATTTATGCTGCTGCGTAAAGACCAGGTTCTCTCCGCCATCTGGTGACGGCCTCCCCATACACAGAGGATTTATTTCATGAGCGTCTGGCCGCAAGAGGTCATCTTCTACGGGTCTGCGTCCATGCCCGAAGCCGACAGCGCCGCAGTCGGCGGCGCTGTCGATCTCACGCGAATTATCAGTTTTGCGGACCTGAGCGCCGCGGCGATGATGGATGTTGTGTCGTCTGCGGCTGGCGATACCGCCACCAAAATCGTCTACTCGGGTCGAGACAGCAGCGGCATCGTCCAGTCCGAGACGCTGACCCTGACCGGCACCACCAAGGTCTCAGGCACCAAATCCCTCTCCCGCCTCCTCTATGGCGCGCTCTCTGGTGCGACTGCCAACGGCCCGCTGGCGAACCCCGCAGGCACCGCTGCGACGGGCGATGTCGCGCTGATGGCGCACACCCTGTCGATCACTGCACATACGGCACAAACGGGGTCGGCTAACCCAACAGGCGTTACTCCGCCGATCTTCAAACTCCAATCGGGTGACGGCACCGGTGTCACCCTCGGCCAAATCATCCGCGTCACGGGCGGCACAGGCTCGGGCCAACTGCGGCAGGTCTGCTCGCTCTCCGGCACCGGCACCGGCCAGTATGGGACGGATATTGTGGCTGTGAACCGCGCATGGACTACGGTGCCTGATGCCACCTCGACATACGAAGTGGCGAACGGCTTCCTGTTTCCGATCCTGCCGAACCCGGTCACGGCGGTGATCCGGCCATTCGCGGGCGTGTCGGCTGACGTGATCGGTGGCTCGACCCGGATTTATTACGAGAAAATCTTCGCCCTCAATACGGACGGCACTACGGCGCTGACGACGATGACGGTGGCCAAGCAGACCGACCCGGCGGGGCTGTATGCTGGCAGCGGGGCGCTCGA